CGACCACGTCAATACTATACCACATACCCGCCGGAAATGCAAGGCCTTTTTTGCGGTTTCGGGCGCAATTTTTCAACCGCGATTCCTCGCACAGAAAGCCTAGGTAGTTAATGGTTTAACGCCACACTTGCAACAACCTTGCAATAGCACCATCACAGCAGGTTGCACTTGCCCTGCACTTGCAATGAGGTTGCACTTGCAACAGCCTTGCACCTGCGATGATGCGGCACTTGCAATGAGGTTGCACTAGCAATGATGCTGCATCTAAGACGCAGTCTAAGCCTAGACGCAGTCTAAGGCAAGATCAGGTCCAATGGGAGACCGAGTCCAGACCTAGACCGAGTCCAGACCTAGACCCCGTCTAAGGCGAGCCTAAATCTAGGGCGAGCCTAAATCTAGGGCGAGACCGAGTCGAAATCAACCCCGGTTAAGTTTGAGGCGTCAAAAACTGGGGTTTGACGAGGCAAAACCGGGGATGGGGGACCCCCAAGTGACCCTCCCCATACCCGGAATCGACCTTTCCTAAGAGTATATTTTAACCAATACTCATTCCGTGAAAAGTCGAGAGCCAGCCTCCCCCGTGAAAAACCGCGTGAAATCCCACGCCCCTTTATAAATAAAGGGGCGTGAGGGATTTCACTCGGTTTTTCATACTCAGGGATCGGCCCCGAACGCTTCACGATTTCACGATTTCACTGTTTTTTCATACTCAAATTATACTCACGGTTATACCCTGATTTGAGCTTGCCACTACGCGGTTTTATACCCAAACTGTGAAAAGGTTCATACCCATTTCACGATTTGGAGTGAAATTTCATACTCAACGCTTCATACTCAAGGTGTGAAAAGGGTGTGAAACGGCCGAAAATCCTTTCATACTCAAATTCGAACCTGAAACCAAGCCTTTTCATACCTAAATCGTGAAAAGTGAAATTTTAACCATGGTTAAAATTTTCATACTCAGGGGGTTTTGAGTATAAAATGAATTATGGAAGCACCCCCGGGGGCATCTTTCACGGGTATATTTTTGTTTATGACATACCCATGTTTCGTCAATAATCCGACATTCAGGCGGAAAAACCGCCGGAAAAACCGCCGGAATGCGGAAAAACAGCCGGAATGCGGTACAATCATGCGGATGGCGAGAAGAGCGTCCAGAACGCCCGCGTCCAAAGCGCGGATGCCTGCGTCCTCATTGAGGAGCTCCTACGCAGCCAGACTTCCGAAGAGGCTCCGGGAGAAGCTCCAAGAGGCTTGGAGCTCGGGGAGCTCCGCGATCGAGGGCATCGAGGCGAAGCTGCACCTGACCGAAACGCTGCTTCTGGACTGCATGGAGAAGCTGGCTAGAGCGGACGCGGAGGAGGACCCGGAGGAGGTGGCTTCCTTGGAGCGGGAGATGCGGCTTCTGATGGCGGAGTACAGGGAGCTCGCGAAGGTCGGGTCCCAGATCGCGTACCAGAAGAGCCGGACGGTGACGGTCAAGGAGATCGAGGCGTTCGTGGCGGCCCTGCAGAACATCCTCGTGAGGAACATCCGGGACCCCGCCACATTGGAGAACATCAGACGGGAGATCGCCGGGCTTCTGGGTTACCAGAACGCCCTCCCGCAGTCCTCCTTGGCGCAGGTGCAGGACCCCGACGCCGACCCAGACGCCGACCCAGACGCCGACTTAGACGACGCGGATTTGCGGTAGAATTCCGAGCCGTAGTGTGGAACCGAGGTTGAAAACCGGGTTCGCGCAGTTCTAAATCCGAGCTGAGCATGGCTGAGAGAGTGAGGTGGGCCGCATGGAGCTGTTCCCACAGCCCGTTGACGGACGAGGATTCCTTCAAGGAGTTCCTCAGGGTCCTGAGGGAGTGGAAGCCCGATAAGTTGGTGTGCCTAGGGGACCTCCTCGACGGGAGTCCGGCTTCCAAGCACCCCAACGAGGACGTCTGGAGCCTCGAGGAAGAGTTCAGGCACGCTGCGAGCGTGCTGAACAGGGCTGCGGAGGCCTGCGGACCGTCCTTGAAGATGAAGGTTTGGCTGCACGGAAACCACGACGAGAACGTGCTGTCCCCGAACAGGCTCCCGCCGAGGCTCCGGAGCCTCCTCGACTGGAGGAACACCAGAACCCCCTTGGCGGAGGCTGTTCTGGGGCCTTCCGGAAAGGGCGACGGAACGCCGGACGGGGGTTGGAGGGAGATTCCGTACAGCCATCGGCAGGTTTACAGGATCGGACAGGCCGTTTTCCAGCACGGGGCCGAGACTTCCGGGCAGGCCGGGAGGAATCTGGCGCAGCTCTACGCGCCGGAGCACGGGATTCTGGTGTTCGGGCACACGCACAGGCCCGTTCCGCCGACGGAGGCGATGCTGAACCCGAAGATCAGCCTCAGGAGGTGGTGGGCGAACGCCGGATGCCTCGTGGACTGGGACCGTTTGGAGTACGCCAGAAGGATGAACATAACGGAATGGGGCCACGCCTGCGTGGTCGGATGGAGCGAAGTGGGCGAAAAGCGCGTCAATTTCCACAGCAAGCGTTGGCACGCCGAGACGATTCTGCTGAAAAAGTGCGGATCCGGATCCGGATCTGGGCACGCACCCATGTGCGGGCACGGACGCACGCGGACGCAGGCGCAGGCGCAGACGAACGATTCTTGAACATGGAACTGAACACCAAGGCGGAAAGGACGTCCCTCCTTCAGGAGAAGCTGGTCCTCCTTGTGGACGGGTTGGACCCGGCGAAGGCGATGGTGAAGCCGACCCTGAAGGATCTGCGCATCAGAACCAAGGAACGGACCATCGAGACGCTGAGGCCCAATCCGATCCAGAAGATGTATCTGGATTACCTAGGGCTCACGGAGGACGGTCTGAATCCGGACGGTTCGCCGATGAGGGGCAAGCGGGAGATCGTGCTGAAGGCCCGCCAGTTCGGGTTTTCGACGCTGATTCTGGCGTTGATCTTTCTCGACACGTACAACAACCCCAACACCCAGTCCGTCATCATCGCTCAGGACAAGGCCAACACGGAGAAGCTGTTCCAGATCATCAAGAGGTACTACGACAACCTGCCTCCGATGATGAAGAGGAAGCTCGGAACGGACTCCAAGTCGGAGATGTTCTGGCCCGACATCGAGTCCGGCATCTGGGTAGCCACGGCGGGCTCGAAGAAGGTCGGACGCGGAGGGACCATCAACAACGTCCACGCCTCCGAGGTGGCCTTCTGGGCCGATGCGGACGCCATCATGGGCGGATTGATGCAGGCCGTTCCGATGTCCGGGAACATCTTCATGGAAACCACCGCGAACGGCATCGGGAACTGGTTCTACGAGGAGTTCACGGCGGCGGAGGAGGGCAGATCGACGTTCAAACCGCAGTTCTTCCCGTGGTGGAAGCATCCGGAGTACCAAGCGGACGTCCTCACGGACGGCAAGAAGTTCGAGCCGACGGACGAGGAGCTGAGGCTCATCGACCAGTACGGTCTGACGGAGAAGCAGCTCATCTGGCGGAGGAACAAGATTCTGGAGCTGAAGGGGCTGTTCCCGCAGGAGTACCCGGCGAACGCTCAAGAGGCGTTCTTGGTGAGCGGATCGATGTACTTCGACACCGCCGCCGTGGATGCGGCCATGGGGCAGTGCCAAGACCCCATTCCGTTCGACGAACTGAGGGTTCCGACGCGGTTTTCGGACTGCAGAGTGAAGGGCCTGCAGGTTTGGAAGATGCCCCAAGCCGGGAAGCACTACGTCGTCGGGGCGGACCCCGCAGAGGGAATCCGCGATTCCGGGGAACACGACTTCTGCTCGGCGGACGTCGTGGAGGTCGAAACGTGGGAGCAGGTCGCCCATCTGCACGGAAAGTGGGACACCCACGAGTTCGGGCTCATTCTGGCGGCCTTGGGAAGGTGGTACAACGAGGCTCTGATCTGCGTGGAGCGCAACAACCACGGGCACTCCGTGCTGAACACCCTCATCCACACCGCCGGATACCCGTTGACGAACCCCCACGAGCCTCACGGCGTTTATCTCCATGCCGACTACGATGAGAAGAAGAGGCTCAGGAACAGGAGGCCGGGATTCCCCGCTTCCGGGAAATCCAAGATCTTCTACCTCAATCTTCTGGCGACGGTCCTCGAGGAGGGTACTCTGAAGTTCCGGAACAGGGACACGCTGAGGGAGATGCGCACCTACGCCAAGTTCCCCGGAGGGGGCTTCGGAGCGGAGGGCAAGGCGCACGACGACAGAGTCACCTCCATCGCCCTAGCCGTGGTATCCTTGAACATGAAGTTCCGTCCGAAGAAACAGGCCCAAACCAAGATTTCCAGCGGAACGGTGCGGAGAGGCGGATATGTCTGAAGCGATTTTTTCGGCGGTTGCGCAGGGGTCCGCCCCGTCGTTCGGGGGTTCCGCGAAGCGTTCCTCCACGGACGGGGGTCTTCTGCTTCCGGGGAAACTGAAGCCGTCCGACATCGTCAACACGAGGGTGAAGCCCCCGGGGTTCGACGTGTTCCGTTACCTCGGGATGGAGGCCACGGCGTACCACGAGCTGTCCCCGTACCCTTACTTCGCGTTCCGCGAATGGCGGACGGAGGAGCGCGGGCCATACCCAAAGTGCCTCCCGTTGGCTAGGGCCATCGTGCGCAAGGGGGCTCTGTGGCTGTTCGGAAAGCCCGTGCAGCTCAACTGCACCAACGACGAGGTGGAGGAGTCCCTCAAGAAGGCTTGGATGGAGAACGCCATGGATTCGAGGCTCGTCCAAGCCGCCGTCAAGGGCGGATGCGAGGGAGGAATCGCCCTGAAGTTCAGCGTGACGGAGGACGGGAAGCCCAGAATCCAGATTCTGTCCGTAAACCGGGACGTGAGGTTCTTCTACAACCCGCACGACAGGTTCGATCTGTGGATGGCCCGTATCCAGTACCCGTTCCAGTCCCCCATCGACGGGGAATGGTTCTGGTACAGGGAGGAATGGACGAAGGACCGCCTGTACGTCTACAGACCCACCCACATCCGGGGGTTCGCCGTGAGCCAGCAGAACCCCTACACCTACGTGGGGGAGCCGGGCGACCCGGACGTCTACGACAGATGGGAGATCGAGCGGGAGGAACCGAACAGGTTCGGCGTGATCCCGGTCACGCACATCAAGAACTACGAGACGGAAACCCAGTACGGGATCGGCGACATGTGGAGCCTGTACAGGGTGCTGGACAGGCTGAACCTCGTTTACCACCTCATGGACAGGTCCAACCAGCTCGATTCCGATCCCGTGAAGGTGTTCATCGACCTACAGATGGAGCAGGACGAGCTGGATCGGGCTCTGGCACCCGGTCAGGCCATCTCCATGAAGTCCGACGAGACCGACGACGGGGTTCCCAAGGAAGGGCGGGTCCAGCTTCTGGAGACGGCGGGAAAGATGCGTTCTCCGATGGAGACCTACGCCAAGGACCTCCGGCAGATGATCTACGAGGCTACCGGAGCGGTCTTCACCAGACCGGAGGAGATCACCAACAAGGGAAACCTGACGATGTCGGTGCTCGTGCAGCTGTATGCGCCGATCATCGAGGTCGCCTACGAGAAGCGCAAAACCTACGGGGACAACGGGCTCGTCCCGTTTTTGCGGAACATGTGCGTCGCCTTCAAGAACATCGGGCTGGAAGGATTCCGCAGCTTTTCGGAGGATACGGACGAAGTCGGACTTTCTTGGTTCAACTTCTTCCGAATGACGGAGGACGAAAAGTTCGCGTTCTACAACAGAATCTCCAGAGAGCTGATGGACACGCTAATCACCAAGGAGATCGCTCTGGCCAAGATCGCTTCCTTGGAGGAGATTCCGAACGCGGAGCAGATGATTGCAGAGCTGAAGGATGTTCCGGTGCCCATCGTGCAAGGGAACGTCCCGTCCGGTTCGGAGATCGTCGGAGGAACCCCGTCCGACGAGTCGAATTCGGAGGCTTCCGACGAGGCGCAGGTTGCAAAATCCAAGAAAACAACGTCAAAATACGGTAGAGGAAGAAACCACCCGCAGGATGCGAGCCCCAAGCCGAAGAGCGGAAGCGCGCAGGGTGCGGGTTCGAGAGAACCGCGAACGCAGATCGCGGGCAGGAGAGTGAGAGATGCGACGTAACAACGACGAAGAGATCGACGTGCAGAACGGAACGACCCGTTCCCAAGAGCTTCCCGAGGACCCGGATGCTTGGTGGAGGGAGTGGTACCTCATCGATAGGAAGCCGAATCCCATCGAGCATCGAACGGACAAGTACGGCAACGTTCAAGTCGTCTGGACGGGGCCGAAGGATGCTCCGGGGCTTCTCGGGTATCCGTTCGTGAAGCGGGTCGTGGAGACTTCGCAGGACGGAAGGACCGTTCTCGCCGAATATCTGGCTCCGATGGATTGCATCGAGGGAGTTCAGCTGGCTAAGGTCGCGGATTCGCCGGAGACGCACTGCGTCGTGGTGGTCCGCAAGGATGCCTACAAAATTTGACGGAGGAGACGTCTAAACTCATGTCTATGGCGCAGGATAGAGAGATTCCGATGGAGGCCACGGCGCAAACCGTAGCCATGGAACAGGACAACACGACGATCCGTGCGATGCGCGAGCACATCGCCAAGCTCGAGGCGGACCTCAAGTCCAAGGCGGAGATCGAGAACCAGCTCAAGGCCAAGCTGAGCGAGATCGAGAAGGCCGAGCTCTCCGAGATGGAGCGTCTCCGCAGGGAGAACGAGGAGAAGGCTCTGGCTTTGGAGCAGCTCAAGGCCGAAGCCGAAAAGGCCAAGAAGCTGGATACGGCTCTGGAGCAGCTCTACAAGGAGGAGCTGGAGCTCGTGCCGAAGGACAAGCGTCCCCTCATCGAAGAGCTCACCTCCGTGGCCCAGAGCTGGGACGAGCGTCTCACGGCTCTCCGAAAGGCCATGAAGCTGGCGGGCGTTTCCAGCTACGGGATGGGCACGGTGACGCAACCCATCTCAGGAATTCCGCACGTTTCCGCCGAAGTTAAACCTGAGGTGAAATACGACCCTAAAAATTTGCCTTCTTGGGGTACAATCTTCAGCAAACCCAAATAAAAACGGCCCGGCGTTACCGGAGGAATCCAACAACAGGAGCTGAGCAATGCCAATTGACGCGAACGCGCTGACTATCAGCGATTACGCTCTGATGTCGAACGATCCTCTGGTCATGAAGGTGACCAAGTCCCTTCTGGTCAACGGGGCCGTTCTTTCCGACATCCCTCTCATCGACAAGAAATCGCTCAAGATCACGGGTGCCCGCTGGACCGGGAACCTGCCGACTGTGAACTGGGCGAAGCTCAACACCGAACCAGCGGTGACCAAGGGCGTTCCGACCCCCTACGAAGAGCAGGCCTACATCCTCCGCAACGCCATCGATGTGGACGTCAAGCTTCTGCAGGACGAGAACCAGATCGTGGACCCTCGCGGAGCGATGCTGGAAGCCTATCTCCAGTCCGTGTCGTACGACATGAACGACAAGTTCATCAACAACGACCACACGTCTGGAAACCCGGACGCTTTCGTTGGGATCCGCGCCCGGCTGGACAATCCCGCCGTGTACGGCACTACTCCGGAGTTGAAGATCGATGCCGGAGGCACGGACATGTCGCAGGCCGGGATGACCTCCACGACTGCGAACAACTTCATCGAGTACGTCCAGCAGATGCTGGACTGGATGGGCCGCCCCGAGGGCGACGGGGTCGTTCTGTATATGAACGACACTCTCCGGCGCAGGTTCGAGCGTGCCATCCGCGTGCTTGGAACGGGCGCGGGCTTCCGAATGACGGAGGACGCGTTCGATCGGCGCATCTCGATGTACAAGAACGCGAGGGTCGTGGACATCGGTCGTAAGGCGGATCAGACTACGCGCATCATCACGAACACGGAGACGGCTGCTGGGCTTCCGGGAGCTGGGGACAGGACCTCGCTGTATGCGGTCGCGTACGGTCAGGATTCGTTCCTCGGCTGGCAGTTCGAGTCCTTCCAGAATGCGGTCAAGGACATCGGCCTGATCGGAAACGCCGGAACGATCATGAGGATTCTCATCGATTGGGCGTTCGGCATCGTTCAGGTTCACACCCGCGCCTTGGCCCGGATTTACAACATCAAGGTGTAACGGGGGTAAAAAATGGCTTACGATGCTTTGACCGTTCTGCAGACTCTGACCACGAAGACCGGAAACTTCAGCGGAAGTGCGGTCGATCTCAAGTCCGGAACTCCTACGCGGGGTCTGGATGCGCGGGTGGTCGTGACTTCGTACTCTTCGGGAACCGCCGGAACGACGATCTACTTCTTCATCGAGCATTCGAACGATGGGAGCACGTGGCATCCGCTCGCCTACAGCGAGCCTCTGACCACGACCACGTCGGCCCAGAGCGCGGTTCTCTACATCTCGTTCGAGACGCGTCGTCGGTACGTCCGGCTCAGCGTCTCCTTCGCTGGCGGAGCCAGCCCGACCGCCACCTACTTCGGCGATCTTGGTGTCTCGAGGCCGTAAAACTCGCCGACGCGCCTCTGACGAAAGGCTGGGCCGGGAACACCCGGTCCCGGCCTTTCGGGTCTGATAAGCACGCAACGCACGCAACCCATGCCGTCCTTCAGAAAAGAACTGGAGTGGATTTTCTGGGAAGCTCCCTACGAGCTCTACCAGATCGATGAGAAGAAGGCCCTTATCCTCCGAGAAAAGGCGTTGAAATCCGTTCTGTACGGGCTGTGCGCTCTGATAAAGCCTTCCGTGGTCGGTGTTTGGGACGTGACCGAAAAGGAGCTGGCCATTATCGAGAGCGTGAGGAACAAGTTCCCTAAGACGCAGAAGTTCGACATCGATCTTTCGGAGGACTGGAGGCTTTGGAGCTTCTGCGTGTTCGGGGAGCATCCGGAGCATCCAGCGGAACGCTACTGGAACAGGGCTTCCCTCTGCGTTTTGGGGGCTGAAAAAATGCCTGAGGAAAGGTATCCTTTCAAGAGGATCGTTTCCGCCACGAAAGGGTTCGGCCTTTTCTGGAGGACGAGGCAAGAGGCGGATTGGAGCGACGTCCGGGAGGAGAAGGATGCCTGACTACACTAAATGGCCCACCCTGAAGGATTTGGAGGACAAGCTTTCCGCTACCGGACTGAAGCTTCCTGCAGGAACGACTTTGGAATACCTCCAGAGACAGCTCGACGCTGTGGCGGAAGAGACCGAAAGGTATTGTCGCAGACAGTTCGTTCCCTCCCCGGCTCCGGAGACCCGCTGGTTCGACGGAACGGGAACCGGAGAGATCGAGATCGACGAGTACATCTCCATCTCTTCGATCCGGATCGTTGGGTGGTTCGGGTCCCAGATCGGGTTCTCCATCACCCATTGGAACGAGGTTAAGCGGAACAGGCACCCGAAAACCCGCGTCCAGATTTTTCAGGGCAGCCTTCCGGCGTTCGCGCGGATTTGGATCGACAGGTTTCCCATCGGACGGAACAACATCGAGGTTACGGCGATCTGGGGATACGACGCCGAGATTCCAGCCGATCTGTGGGAAGCTGTGGTCTCCGAAGCGGCCTACAGGATTCTGACGGAGACGGTTTTCCCATCCTCCGGCTGGCTGAAGGAATGGCAGGAAGCCGACGTTCTCGAGTCTAGGGAGTACTTGGACCCGAAGAAGTATCTTTCTTGGAACAAGCAGTTCCGATCGGCGTTGAAGAAGTACCGCAAACCGGATGCGGTCTACCTGAGGAAGCTGACACGGACCATGATCTGACGGTCTGGCGGGAAGATGGCCTACAAGCTCACGGAGAGGCAGAAGAAGCTCTATCTGCACAAAGCGGACGTCTACAATCCTCTGCCGTTCAAGAAGACGGACTTCGGGGACGCCCCCGTGTACGACTACCCCGAACAGCCGGATTACAAGGACGTGCCTTGCTTCCGTGGGACCACGCCGGATTTGCCCAACACCAGCATCGTGGGAAGGCAGTACGACGCCGGGGCCATCGCCACGATGGACTACTTCCATCTGCCGAAGGAGGTGGACACCATGAACGGAACCGTCATCCAGCTCATCGCTCCGGGGCACCCGGAGGATCGCCAGTGGTTCATGGTCCACACGGAGTCCAGATACAAGACTTGGAGAGCTTCCACGAACCGGGTCTACGTCCTTCGAACCACCAAACCGGACGGGGTGATCGGTAGATGAACGCTTCCGCCTTCATGCAGCCAGCGGCCAAGGAGCTGTCCGAAATCTGCAAGCAGGTGCTTCAGATTCCGGACGAGGGCGTGGTTCTCCGATCCTCGAAGATGGCTAGGGTGGATTGGCGCGCGCTCATCGGGAACACGGAAGTCGGCAAGCAGGGTTTGAAGACGCCGTTCTGCGTGGTTTCCTTCGGGCAGGGGGTTCCACCGCAGGACTGGGGGATGGCTACCAAGGGCTACGAGCTGTCCTTCGCCGTTTACTACGTCATCTCGATGAAGGACCGAATTAGGACCTCCGTGACGGATATCGACGTGGACGAGGGTATAGTCGTACTGGGCAAGACGCCGTTTCTAGGGCAAACGTTCTGGAACGAGACGAAAGAGGAGCTGACGATGGTCGTCGCAGATTCCGCCGTGCCCGGATGGTGGAAGCTGAACCCT